AAAATCACATTCTCTCTTTTCTGACATGTTATTCCTCCTCCATTGTGAATGTTTTGATTGGTGTGCTAATAGAAATTTCCAATCTCTCGTTATTCTTTAGATACTTCTCTTCCCTCCTTAATACAACGCTTTCATATTCGTTTCTCAGTAATTTCTTGCAACTTCTCATAGCACCGGATCTTGTTTTATATTCTTTGTGGAAAGTTGCCATTTTCGTTTTGTCTGCAAATCCCACAAGAAGATACGAGATACTGTATTTTGCTCTCCAGAATCCGTCCTTAATTTCTTCAAGAACGTATCTTTCTTTCATTCGCTTGAACTCTTTTTCAGTTTTACAGATGTAAGGATTACTTCCATCTATAAATTCAATGTGTTGCCATGCTTCACTCATAACTCACTCTCCTATCTCTATTCCATTTTCATCTTCTACTGCACATGCATCTGTTATAAACAGTTTCCCTTCATGTACAATTGCAAATGTATCTTCATCTTCCCAAGGTGCTTTCTCTTCGAAATTATAATTTGAATAACCTTGGCATCCTACAAACACTGGCATATCATCTGGGAGATTCTTTATGACTTCCTTTAAAAGACCTACATTCATTTCCATTTTACTCATTATCTTCCTCACTTTCTTCAATCACCTCAAACTCAATTCCGCTTTCCTTTAAACAGTGCAAAATATATTCTTCGCAACACCAATCGGTCACTACAATATCTGGATCTGTACACCATGCATCATATGCAGAGTCCATAATGTATTCTGCAAGTTCTTTGTTGGTTTCCTTTACCATGATTTCCAAATATCTGTCAAAGCAACCTACATCAAATGAAATTTGCGTTTTCATTATCATCACCCTATCTCCTTTGCGATTTCTTCCATTTCTACTTCTTTAATATTTTTTGCTTTGTCTATGTACAAAACTCCTTTCAAATGGTCATATTCATGTTGGATAATCCTAGCATTCATACCATCATATTCTTTTGTAACAATTTGTTTTCCATTGAAATATTTAATTTTGATTGCTTTATGTCTTTCCACTTCTCCACATATTCCAGGCACACTAAGGCAACCTTCCGTGTCAATTTCCATTCCATCTGAATATTCCAAGATTGTAGGATTTACAAACAATTCAATTCTTTCGTTGTCTAAAACTGCTACGAATAATCGCTTGTTTACTCCTACTTGTGGTGCTGCTATTCCACAACCTTTACCTTCAATCATTAAGCAAATCATTGAATTAATAAGGTTATTCATATAGTCTGCTTTCTCTTTTGTAATTGGTACACATTTTGTTCTTAATTTGCTTTCATTTTCTAAGGTTACAATATTCATAATTACTCTTCCTCTTCTTCCTCATCACTTTCTACATCTACTTCGCTCCAAATCCAACCGGCATAACCGAAGTCGTATACCTTTAATACTCCATCTGGTGTATTGATTTCCGTTGGTGGTGCAATCTCTTGTCTGCCATATTCAGTGTTATCATCTTCACAGTAGAATGTATCTGTTTCTTCATCATAGAAACATCTGCATTCTGTTTCTTCATCATATTTATAGGAAAACTCTTTACAGATGTCCAAAGCAGTTTCCTTTGTGAAGTATGGACAATCCCAACCGTTCCAATACTGATTAAATGTATATCCAGGATAGATGTTTCCCTCTTCAATGGCAAACTTCGCAGCCCTTGCTTCCTCAAAGAAGACTTCCTTTCTGGAATACTTTCGTTCATCAACCTCAATTTTTTCCAGAACTCTTACTCTACCATCACCAAGAACTCTGTTCTTATCACGGAACTTAATTTCCTTTGTAACTTCCAGAAGATACTCTTCTTTTATGCCGTTTATATCTTTTCCTAATGCTTCACTATATTCTGTATATTCTGACAATACAGACATAAATAATTTGCCTTTGTGTTTTCCTAATGTACACTTCTCAAAACTTACTAAGGTTCCTTCCTGTGTTCTGTATCTCCATGCTTCGTCCCTTGTTAATGTGATTGTTTTCATATTCTCTCTCCTTTAAATTCCATTCTCTTCTTCATACCTTGCACTTCTCTCAGTGATCTCCCTTGCATAACTACTTACCTTTCCGGATTTCATCATGTTGTTTGCATATCTAGCACCTCCGTTGTATTTCATGAGAACATAGTACACATCATCGTCTTCTTCGAAGTAGCTACTTAACAATGCAACACCTACCTTTACGTTATCTAATGGCACATACAAATCCGTTACTCCAAGTTCGTCCATAAGTTCGTAGTGCCATTTCTTTTGAATCTGCATCAGACCTTTACTTTCGCAATTATCTCCAAGTGCACGTATGTTGAAACTGCTTTCTTGTTCAATAATTGCCATGATGAATTCAAACGAAATATTATAGCTTTCACAGATATCAAATATCCCTTGCTGCAGTTCTTTGCTTAAAGGACAATCTATGTATCTGTATTCCTTTTCGTTTTCCACCTCCTTTACTTCTGTTATTTCTTGCACATCAGATTTCTCTTGCACTACTTCAATTTCCCTTGTTACTTGCATTGGCTCTTTCAAATCTTTCAATGATACCAAATCTCCCGTTGCATGAGCATTGATGTTATGTGCTCCTAATGCCATTACTGTTGCCGTTACCATTAAATATGTAGTCAAAATCCTTTTCATTTCTTTTTCCCTTTCTTGTTTAATTTTATTTACCTATGTCGGAATTTTAACTCTGTGAGGAACTTGCACAATTCCCCACAGAGTAATTAGGTAAGTAAAATAATACGTTTGCTTTATTATAGAACTTTTGTTTGCCCATTGCAAGCGTTTGCATGTAATTTTACTCACTTATATTTTCCTTTAAAGGACAAATTATGCAGTTTTTACATTGTGACAATATCTGCGAATCTGATTAAGGTTTTCCATTTCACACAATTCCTTAATCATTTCCTTTGATAACGGACAAACCAACTCTTCACAAATTATGATTTGTTCGCAAATCTCCAGATATAAGATGTGTTTCTTTTGCCACTCTGGTCTATCCTTTGGCTTGACATTTTCATACTTAGGAAGTCCAATGACTTCTCTTGCATACGCTTTCTTTTCTTTTACAACTTTATATAAATATTCGTACTTTTGCATTGTAGTTTCCTTTCTGCCTATGCGTTAACCATTTCCTCTGACAATGCAGACACAGTTAGCTTGTGTGCTGCTGCTATTAAACATCTGTCACATTCAATATGTAAACCTCTGTTGCAACAAATCTCACAACTCCGTGCGAATTTGCTTTCTGCTTCCTTGATAGTTACACATTCATTCTGAATGTTTATGCCAACCTGTTCAAATTTAATCATTTTCATTTCCCTCCATTACAGATATTCTTATCTGATTTCCATTCCGTGTTACTTTCCATTCTGCGACTTCACTCATTTCCTTTTCCAGTTCGTCGTATATGGCAGTTTCTTTGTCAAACACAAGTCCTTTGATAATGTCATCTTCAATTTCCATTGTGCCATTATCAGAGAACACAACTGCTACTGGAATTCCGTCATAAGGTTCTCTTGTGGAAATTTCCTTTGTTGAATAACCCCATTCGTTTCCGTCATTTGTGATGACAGTTCCATTGATGTAGTATCTGCCGTATTCAATCCGTACCGTTTCCTTTGTTTCAGGCACTTCATTTACATCTGCAATAGGAACAAGGTTTTCTTTACAGATTTCCTTTTCAAATTCTCCATTGCAGCCAGTTAATAATAAGCACATCATGCTTACTAACATAATTAAACTTCTCATTTCCTTTTCCCTTTCTGTTGGTTATGCTCTAACCAATCCATAAAAGCCTTTCTCATACACACCATCTGCCTTGTCAATCTCAATTAACTCCTTACGGCAAGCTACTGCTTCTACAAGTGAATTGCATTCACATACGATTTCCTTTGTGTCTGCAACAATTACGTTATACCTTATATCTCTCATACTCATTTCCCTTTCTCCTTTCCCTTGCAGTTTCTCTTACAGAAAAGCTGCACACATTAATCCGACTGCAACCATTGAAACAACCAATGAGATTCCAGAGATTACACACATAAGGTCATCTTTCATTTCCCTTATAGCACGACATCTCCGTGCATGTTTCTCTTCTTCATATTCGATTTCCATTCTCTGGAGTTCGCTTTCCATTCTCTTGTTTTCCTTGTATGTGTCATTCACAAAAGGCACAACTTTTACTCCGTTTGCCTTTTTAACTTCCATTGCATTCATATATAATGCTCTTGCTTCCATTTCAATTTCCTTTCCATTAAAAAGCACAACCCCAAGTTGACTTTCGCTTGGAGCTGTGCTAGACTTAAGACAGTGTCGCAAGCACTATCTACCTAATAATTCGTTGACGGTTGCTCGGTAATCCTCATCACTGTTATCGCAAGTAACACTGACATTACCGAGCGTCAACACCATATGAACTTCTCCATTTTCAACCTTATAGGTCTTAATGATGTCGCATTCACTCATGTTTTCACCTCCCATCAATTAGAATATCTATGTGAACTGGTCTAGTGGGATTTAGACCAGATTGAATGTTGCTTTCACATCAAAATCTGTGAAGTCTCTCCATACTCTTCCACCATCTTCAATAGGTTCTACTTCAACCAATCCGAAGCATCGTGCCGGATCTTTGTGCATGAAGTCACCTCTGAAATATCTGTAACTACCATCGTTACAGTCACCGTAGATGTTAAATGCATCATCACCAAGCTTGATGTCTTTGGTGTTCTCAACACCTAACCGTGCAAGCCACTGCATTACCTCATTGATTGCTCTGAGAGTTCCACCTAATGTGAGAGAACCATTAAAACAGGTAAGACTAATCTGTGCTTCATGCTCAACTACTTCTTCCTCTACGTAGTCATCTATGAACTCCAACTCTTCACATTCCTCAACTTCGACTTCCTCAAGTTCAATCTCTTCTTCATGCTTAGGTGCATTTTTTCTGCGACTCTTAGGCATCTCTACATCATACTTCGGTGCTTCTACTCCAACGGGAAGAACTCTAATCAATACGTTGTTGCACTCTGTGTTGTTTAACATGTTTACTCCTTGTACCATCGTAACCTCCGTGGTGGGCAACTTGGTTATTATTGTTGCTATCCAACATTGCTTATCTGTCAGACTTCTTCACATACTTGAACTTCTTCTCAAACTCTTCTTTCGCCTTGAAGTATACAGAACCTTCAGAGTAATCAATTCGGACACCAGCATTGTAAGCTTTCTGAGCATCGAGATACTCACCATTGGTAGCTTTGTATACACAGTAAGCTTTTCTCATACCCATGTAAGACTTCTGGTTGAAACCATCACTCTTCATTCCCCAACGATAGAAACCGTCATACTTCTTAGGTTCGAAATCTGCAAGCTTCATGTCCTTCAGAGACTTTGTCTCTTTCAGAGGTTTTGTCTCTTTCTTAGCCTCAACAGGTGCATTCTTCTTCGCAGATGTCTTCTTGGATACACTCTTAGTGGCAGCCTTTGTACCATTCTTAGGGGCAGACTTCTTAGAAGTCTCAACCTCAGTACCCTTTAATGCATCAATGTCCATACGAATGGACTTCTGCTCAGTTACGATGCTCTCAAGCATCTTGCTCATTGTTGCCATCTGTGCCATAATTTCGTGATTGCTGATTCTTGCCATAATTCCTCCATAGTCCTAGCCGTCGTTGCTTTATACCCATTTTGGGAACTAGGAACTAATCGCAGTTCTTGTTTAAGGTCTAACACTTCACGAAGTGTCTTTTTTCGTTGACTGCGTGACCATATTTCATGGAATATGGACGGCTCGTATTGACACCGTCCACACTTTGGGTTAAACTAGAGTTGAGCTAGATAGCGATCCAACTCTTCCTCTAGTTGCTGAATGGTCTCATTGTATTCGTCGGCCTCACACCAAGATACACTAAGACCGTTGGTTATACACCAAGCGTTCTTAGATTGATACCATTCGGCTACTATGCGGAGATACTGCATAGCATATCCTCCTTCCATGAAGATCTGACTGCATAGATGTTTCGCTACTGCTCATCAGCTACGGACTTTCACCGTAGGACACCAAGGTAGTTTATAGTCGTGCCTAGGACTTAAATGCTAACGTCTTCCCCTAATGAGATCTCTGCATTTGTATATATCCTTCTTATAGCCTTCTTGAGCCTTATTCAAAGCATGGGCATATCTAGTCTCTCCATCTGCCAAAGCCTTGGCAATCTCTCCCTCAAGTTCTTTGTAACGTTTAGCACATGCTCTTGCATGGGCAATAATCTGCTCGTAACTCCAATCCTTAACCTCAATAGCGTACATAGTTGTTCCTCCTTGCATAAAATGAGGGCATCCGAAGATGCCCTATCAATAGTTCCATATTCAGTTTTCAGATGCCGTTAATCGAAGATTAACGATCAGACTTCTTGGTGTAAGGGAATCGTGCATCGAAAGGCTTCGCAATCTTGCAGAACTCATCGTAAGCAACCCAAGCATCCTTTTTGCCAGTTACACTGGCAACGTACTTCGCTCTACAAGTCTTCCAAGACTTGTAGTTGTAGTTACCGTCGGCATCTTTCTTTGGCTCAAACTGAGCCAAAGTGTCAACCTTGGTGGAAGACTTCTTCGAAGTCTTAGGGGTTGTGGTAGGTGCAGACTGCTTCTTAGAAGACGTAGTCTTCTTAGAAGAGGTTTTCTCCACCGATACGGCTTTCTGCAAAGCAGAAATGTCTGCTCTCTGGTTCTTCTGCTCCTCAATGATGCTCTGCATCATTGTACCCATAGCGGTTAACTGTTCCATAATCTGTGCGTTACTAATTCTTGACATATAATTGTCCTCCTATAAAATAAATTTGAATTACGAAAGCACTATTGCTTTTCGTTGAGATGAACATAACATCGATCCAGAAAAATGCAAATTTCGAAAAATAAGCATTTTACGAAAGTTGAACCCACCCTGGGGTGGTAAAAACCTAGGAAACAAGCCATTTTCATGGGTTTTGCTATAGCTAGTTCATCTACACACCACCAATTTTTTCACCATCGCATCCCAAATCGTCACTTCCTCAATAAAGCTATCAGAAAACTTTACTCAAATCATTACAAATTCACATAACTCATCCAACTTATCCACAGTCTATCCACACTTAAAAACTCCACTAAATTCAACCAGATTTACCGATTACCCATAAAACTATCCACAACTGATTATTTTATGTTGAATATTTACAATTTTTATGTTATAAACATCTTAAGTTAAAAGCATCTAAAGTCAGACATATTTTAGGTTATATCCATTTAAACAACACATTTTCCTGTTAACATCTATTAACTTACATGCCAAATAAACCAGAATAACATGAAACATAAAGCCATCCAAATTTTAATCGTATTAATCCTGATCATCACAGCCTATATGTTAGGAAGACTTTCTATGCAAGAAGACCTTGCTGCACTTACAGAACGTATCTATCAGTTAGAGACAGAGATAATGTAGATAATGCATGAAATGCAGATTGTGCATGAAATGCATTTAAAAAAATAAATCCATTAAATGCAAAATCTATCCGAAATAAATAATATTCAACTTCACTTCTTCTATTCTTATGTAACATTAAGTTATTCCAGTAGAGTTTACGAAACAGAAATAAATAACCGGTTTTCCTTTAAAAAGAAAATGAAGTATAAAATGAATAATTTGCCATTAGATAAATAAAATTATATATAGTTGACAAAATAAGGAATATATGATAGAATACATAATGAAATGTATAGGTTTATAAGCCTATGCCATTATTTTGGGTATTAGGTAAATAAAATTACATATGCTTTTTTACAAAATAATTTTATTGCCTTTTATATACCTTTTCTTTAAAAGGGGTACATCAAAAATTCCCAGTAAATAAAGCAAAAAATTTTCATTTTATTGCTTTTGGGTGTCAAAATTTTTAGACTCAAAAAAGAGTCCAAATTCAAAAAATCCAGTAAAAATAAGGAATTCAAAAAATATTTAATTGCTTTTTTACTTAAATGTGGCAATAAGCCAGTAAATACAAGGAGAAAATAGTGATGGAGATTAATATTGTAGATGCCATAATGGGATCTGGAAAAACGGCAGCAGCAATCAACTATATAAATTCATCCGATGATAATAAAAGGTTTATTTATATAACACCATATATAGATGAAGTAAATAGAATAATAAAGCATTGTTCCTCTAAAAAATTCAAGCAACCGGAAAAATATAATGAAAAAGCTCCAAAGATTATTAGTTTAAAGGATTTATTAAATAAAGGAACAAATATAGCAACCACTCATTCTCTCTTCCATTTATTTGATGATGAGATAATTGATTTATGTTATTCGCAAGGATATACATTAATCATGGATGAAGTAACCGAAGTAATTGAGCAGTACTTCATTGAGAAGACTGATTTAGATTTATTATTGGAGAATTTAGTAACCATAAATGATAATAATCTATTAAAATGGCGTGAAGACCAGCAAGATTATACTGGAGATAAATTCATTCAGGAGAAACGACTATGTGATATGGACTGTTTAGCTTTATATGGAAATTCAGTTATGCTATGGATGTTTCCTGTAAAGATATTTAGGGCATTTAGGGAAAGTTACATACTTACATATATGTTCCAGGCACAGATGCAAAAATACTATTATGATTTTTATGGGTTAAAATATAAATATTTATATGTAACCGGTAATTCATTGGACACATATCAGTTTACAGAAAGCATACAGACATATGTGCATAAATATGATTATAGAAAGCTAATTACAATTTATGATGATGAGAAATTAAATATGATTGGAGACTTAGATTATTCATTATCTAAAGGCTGGTATGAAAGAAATAGGAATAATGTTTTAATGAAGCAATTAAGAAACAATGCCTTAAATTTCTTTAATAATAAATTAACTGTATTTAATGGCGAATCCTGGGAGAAATCCAAAAGTGAGAATAACTTATGGACAACCTTTAAAGATTATAAAGTTATAGTATCCGGAAAAGGATATGCAAAGGGATTTTTACCTTCCAACATGCGGTCCACAAATGAATACAGAAATAGATCTACTATTGCTTATTTAGTAAATAAATATTTCAATCCATTAATAAAGAATTTTTTTGAGAAGAATGGAATCAATGTATATGAAGATGATTATGCTTTATCAGAAATGCTGCAGTGGATTTGGAGATCAGCCATAAGAGATGGAAAACATATAACCGTTTATATACCAAGTAAGCGTATGAGAAATCTTTTAACTAAATGGATATATGAACAAAAATACCGTTAGGTAAATAAAATTAAATTATTGTAAAATATTCGCAACACCATATTGACTATTTTTACTGGCTATGATAAATTCATAACATAGATTTAGGTAAATATAATTACACAAGCACGTAAAAGGAGAAAAAATGAGAAAATATCCAGTATACTATGGAACAAACGCATATGAAGTTCGTTGGACAACTGTTGAAACAATGTATTCGTTTGAAGATTGTTTAGAAGTATATCAAGTGAAAGAAAACAAGCTTTTCGGTATTAAGTTTAAATTGTATAAGTATTTATGTACTTATGTGGAAGACGATGTAGAGGATAGTCTTCTAAAATCCGGGGTAGATAAAAGCTATGATGATTGGTATATTCGCCAGGCAAGTTTAGTGGTAAAAAAAGCATCGGGAATTTTACATAGTATAAATTTAAAAGATATTCAAAAGGAAAAATTGAAATCCTGGGATGGAATAATCCCAGAGTGATGGAATAATATTATAGCGAAAGGTAAATAAAATTAAATATGAGCAAATCGGTATTAATATTAAACACACCAACCAGCTGCAATAATTGTCCTTGTTGTAAACATTATGATCACGGTGTTTTTTGCGGAGTAACTGGAGGACTTATTATCTATGACATGTATGACTTTAAGAAAAAATATGTGTTTCCAGACTGTCCATTATCTCCTCTTCCGGAACCAAAGGATCTCACTCAGTACACTACCGGTTCTACAAACTTGGATAATATAATTCAATACGCACACGATCAAGGTTATAACGATTGTCTTTATGAATTGAATGGAGGAGACTTATAATCACAGCACAAGAAGCAAAACAAGAAGTTTTATAGGTGGTGATTAATATGACAGCTCAAACAAGAGATGTCAATTTGTGGGGAACTAAAAGTAGTAAAAGAATAAAAAGATTTTTTTAAAGGAGGTTTATAGGACAAAATGTTAAACGTAAAACCAAAATATTTATTAATCACAGCATATTTGCTCAATATTTTTGATGCAATTGTCAGCGTATTTCTATTTAAAACAATTGGCGTTGAAATAGAACTCAATCCATGGGGAATTTATTTATATAACAATGGAATTTTATGTTTATATAAAATGAGTGTGACGGCAATTGCTATGTTGATAATTAATAAATTTGTTAAAAAATACCCAAAATTAATTTGGGCTTGCTGGGTTGTGTTTGTTGTATATGCAGTGTTAACAGTTTGGCATGTTTGGGGTGTAACAGCATTATGGTCTGCTGGTGCATTTAGAAATTAAGTATAAGAACAAAATGAAGGGATAAACAATGAGTAAATCAATATTAGTACTAGACACACCGGAATCCTGCAGAAAATGCAAATTAAGGTATGATTCTTATGGACAATGTGAAGTTTGTATTTTAGCAGATGATGTAGTTGATGAATTTTATGAAACAAATACAAAACCAGACTGGTGTCCTCTCTCACCGCTACCAAGTTTATCTCACTCACAGTTATTGAAGCCAGATAAAGAAGCCATAGAAAAAAGAGATACTTTAGAGGAAGGTAAAACAGATTTTACTGATGCTTTTAATCAAATTTTCGGAGGAATATTTAAATAGGTATGAACAGAGAAATACTTTTTAAAGGAAAAAGACTTGATAACGGTCAGTGGGTAGAAGGAAATTATGGGTTTTTCAAATCTGTAAACGGAAACGAAAAAATGCATCATATCACAACAGAAGACGGTAAGGCTATTAGAATCGACTCTTCTACCCTCTGCCAGTTCACCGGCATGACAGATAAGAATGGAACAAAGATCTGGGAGCATGACATCATTACTTTAAACGAAGATGTCAAGAAGACTTTTGATGTAGATGATGGAGAAGTCAGATATGGGTGGGGCGGATTTTATATTAAAGAATTCTCAACACTTAATAGTTTAAATACTCTTGCATCTTATGATTGTATACTTCGTGGCGAAGTAATCGGAAACGTATTTGATAATCCGGAGTTATTAACTTAGGAGGGTAAAAGCATGAGCAATATTCAAACCGGCCAAGTAAACAATTTTGGTCAAGTAAACAATATTAATAACTCTGTTGTTTCATCAAATACCAGCATTGTTGTTGTAGGGAACGAAGTTACAATAGACGGCGTAAAAATACCACCCTGTCCTGGCAAAGGACATAGCTCAACCATTATTAATAATAAGGTGTATTTAAATGGCTATGAACTGATCAATGGAAAATGGAAAAAGACATTAAGAGCCTTATGGCACAAATGGTTCTAACTATAAAATTAGCATTTAGGAGATAAATATGATTCACTATTCCTGTGACTTATGCGGAAAAGAATGTAACGACAAAACATTCACATTACCAATAGCAGCTACTTTTATTGATGGAGAGCCTTGTGATCTAATGCCAATTAATATGAATTTATGTAAAAAATGTAGAAGCGAAATTTATAAGGTAATAGAAAAGAAACTTTCAAAAGAAAAACTTAAGAAACTAAATACTTTAGCTCTTGATATAAAGATGAAAAAAATATTTTAAGGAGGAGACACAATGAACAAACACGCTTATTGGGCATGGGCAATAACAAACACTTTATGTATAACATCTTGGATTGCCCTAGCTATGGCATTTGACAAATGGTGGATTGCTCTTTTCGCATTACTATTTGTTAGTGATTTAAGAACACCTACCCAGTGCTACTTCAGAGTATGTGACACCTGCGGAGAACATAGTCCATGTGCAGAAACACCTGAAGAAGCATTAAAGAAAGCAAAAGAAGCTGGATGGACTCATTACGACGGAGCTAATACAGATTATTGTCCGAAATGCAAAAATAAATGCGAAAAGGAAACATTATGAGTATAAAGAAACGTTATGAAACAGTAACTCACGAAGTTACGGAAGCAGTATTAGTTGAAGAAACAATGTATTGTGATGTTTGCAATAAAGTAATTCAAGACAAAGATGTTTATTGGGAAGTTACTACCGGTCATAACGATTGGGGTAATGATAGCATTGATAGTATGGAATGTTTTGATGTATGTTCAGAAACTTGCTTAACGAATAAGTTCAGTGAATACATAAAAGAAAGTAGAAAAAATAAATGGAATACAATGTACTTTGATGTACGAAGAGCATAAGGAGACAATATGAATACAACATATCACAAAAAAGAAATAGAAATTGCCGGAGAGAAAATCACAGCAGAATATTTTGAGAGCGGCCTCAATTTCTCTCCTACTAAACGCAGCAAACTCTCAGAATTATGGGACACCATTACTCTCCCATTCTACAGACTCAGATGGAAAATCAGAGATATTCGTAGAAAAATTCGTTACGGAATTCAAAGAATGCAGAAAGATTATGATGACACAGATATCTTTGCACCGTGCGACAAATTTATTGAACGCTATACAAAAATCCTAAAGGAATTCAAGGAAAACCTTAATAGTCATCCTTGTCATATGACAAGTGAAGAATGGATCGCAATCATTGATCAGATGCTCTTCCACTTGTACTACATGGACGAGAATAACGTAGATAAGGAACTTAGTAAAGATGTGCCGGAATCATGGATTCCCTGCGGTAAAGCTTCCGATCAGATTATGCTGAAGCACAAAGATGAATTCTTCAAGCTGTTTTCGGAACACTTTTATGATTTATGGGATTGATTTAGGAGATATGGGTATGAAATATAAAGCCACAGATGCAACTACAAATGAATACAAAACTGCTTATAGAAACATAGATGATTATGTTAAAGAAATGAGAGAATCAACACCAGAAGAAAGAAAAAGTATTCAAGAATATATAGACAAGATATCTGTTCCAACAGGAGTTAATTTCTATGATTTTATTGGTGTAGAATCTTCGCCATGTGATAACTGCACAAATAATCCTAAGAATGGAGGCAGTGGAATTTGTCATTGTACATTGGGAGCACCAGTGATTTATTAGGTAATAAAAATAAAATTTGCGAGGTAGTAGCTATGGATGATTATAATAAAAATCTTGAATACATTGAATCATTGAAAACATTTATGGGTGGGAATAATGAAGATGTTCCGCTACATGGCGTGACTTTAGATGACATGAAGCATATTGTAGAAAGATGCAGAGAGTTTAATCTTCCACAACCAGAGATCTTTCCGTGGGTTGGTGGTAATGGTGTTCAAGCTGAATGGGAATATGATTGGTATTTAGAAATTGATAGCTGCGACAAAGGAATAAGTGTTTTGTTTGTAAAAGGCAAAGACTATGACAATGCCATAAGTTGTAGATTATATGATATTGAGGATGCTTTTATGATGGTAAAAACATTTATTAATAATGTTGTAGATATTAAAGGCACAAGAAAAGAATAAGATTTTAAGAGGAAAAACATGATTTTATTAAAAGTAATTGGAATAGCGATATTTTCAAGTTTGGTAGTTGCATTGTCGGTAATTATATTTCCTGATTTTGTTTATAATCATATAAAAAATAAAAAGGTAGAAAATTTTTTAGAACATGATTTGGTCAAGGCATATTGGATATTGCTGACTATAGTTGTTGATACATTATTAATACTGGGATTTATTAATCTTATTTGTTAACTAGGAGGCAATATGTTAATTAGAAGCCAAGATAGAAAGAAAATTTACAATACTGATACAATGAGCAGTATTTGGATTAATCGAAATTGTATTTACATATCAGCATGTGGAGATGATACAGATTTGCTTGGATCATACTCCACAGAAGAAAAAGCACTCAAAGTATTAGACATGATCGAAGAAAGAACCAACGAACCTATTTACATTAATGATGAAGGCGGCGGCGAATATGCGAAGTACTTCCACTCTTCTTTCCATATGCCGCAGGATGATGAGGTGGAATTAAAATGACAATGAAGCAGACAAGAGAACAATTTTTGTTAGCTTTAAATTCTAATGCTTATATTGGCATGTGTACTACAGAAGACATGAAAAATGTTATCAAAGCATTAGACAAACAGATTCCAAAGAAACCGAAAGTTCAAGTAAGAGGAGTTTATAATGATGATTCGGGCGACTGGGTGTGTGATGAAGAATGGTATATGTGTCCATCTTGCCAGATGCGGAATGAAGTATATCCAACATGGAAATTATGTCATCATTGTGGGCAGATGTTAGACTGGCTTGAAATGAGAACATTAAAATATTGAGAGGATAAAAAATGAGTATTTTTACATTTTTGATGACTATTATTATAAGCACTGGTGTAACGGCAATATTGGGTGATATGACAAAATCTGAAGGATTGGAATTTCTTAATCCAATATGGTTGTACGAAAAATATAAAGTCAATTGGTTTGGAGCCGGATTTCTTGGCATTTTACTTACTATATTAACACTGCCATATTCGATTTTCTATTGGATCTATAAACTTTGTACAGTCGGAAGAAAATAATATGTTTTAAGAGGTGTGGTAATGAATAAATGTGACTTTTGTACAAAATCATCTCCAGATGGAAAATGTTATTGGGTTTCACAAGGAAGCCGTGAAGATGATTGTGAAAAAGCCATTCAGAGAATGATTGAAGTTTTGAAAAATATAGGTTGTAATCAAATGAAATTTAAGGAGTAAAGTATGAAACCAGTATATAAATGTGACTACTGTTCTAAGATGGGAACAGAGGAAGAAATTAGAGAACACGAGCTTACCTGTATGGATAACTATGATAGAAAAAGTTGTTATACTTGCCAACATAGGGGCAAGATAAATATGGTAAACAAGCTTGTAAAATATGAGTGTGCTAAAGAAATTGATATTCCGGAAGGAAAGATTTTTGAATTTTGCCAATCGTATGAAAGAAAAGACAAATCCAATGGTCTGTATGATGATCTTATGACTGGTCTTTTTGGAAGATTTTAAGAGGTGAGATATGGGTGTGGATATTTATGGTAAGCATTTTATTTGCAAAAATCAAATGAAATTTGAAGATTTAAAGAACGGACAAGTATTTTGTTTTGTAGATGATATCTCTGAAGATTCTAGTGAGATTAAAATTTATATGCGTGGTGGTCATACAACCACAGATGGTACAGCTATGGATCTTGAAACTGGAATTATGTATTCATTTGATGAAAAAAGTTATGTAAAGATTTTAGACGTAACACTTAATATTAGAAGCGTGATATGTTGAAAATAAAATTTTAAGAGGTAAACATATGGAAGATTTAATAAGAGAACTTGATTTGTTATTGAAGAAATATGGAATCTCGTTCAATGAAGCAATGAGAATTTATGAAAGAAATAAAATATGTACAAAACGATTAACTCAATGTTACGAGGATGATGAAAAAGTATGGCAGTACTATGACAAAGAGAACAATCCTTGTGGATGTGGTAGCAATTGTTTTCACTTTGAATATGACAGAATTGACAATGTTATATATGGAGTATGCAATTGTTGTAATACAGATATTTATATAATTAAAGATGAGTATGTTGAAGAGAAATTACATACTGGAAAATGGTTGAGTGAATGCTACTTTTAAGAGGTTGATTGTTATGAAAGTTGAAGACTTAATTGTATCAGCAGAAGAAGTTGCTACTGGTAAAAGATTAATTGGATATGTATGTGGTTGTAAATCATGTCAGACAGCATGGGAAAGCGAAAAGTACGATAAGACAAGACCTCTTGGATTATTGACTTCTCCAGATGGTCAGTTTGGAAATGTAAGAGTGTATACGGATAATATGGAGTTTGTGAACAGATAAAACGTATTTTAAGAGGTGATTATATGGCAAAAGGCAAGCCAAGATGGTATCCGGACAAACCTCAAAACAAAAGGGGTGCATACTGTCCAAGATACGAAGAACATAAAAATGGAATTAGCTATTGTGAACAAGGTAATGCCAGAGATGCTTATGTGTGCAAAGGTAATCCACATAATTGTGTAAAAACAAAATATCATAGGGCGGCAAGTAGAAGTAATAAACAGATAAACAATGATGTGTAAAAATAAACTTTTAAGAGGTAATAAAATGATCATTATCAAACCGATTGTTAGTATTATATTGTTGATTCCATATATTTTATTCTTTGGTGCGTTTAGTTTGGGTGTTGATTTCCCAGATAATACAAGTATTTATTACAATGGTTGGCTTATATAACATAAAAATTAAATTTAAGAGGTAATAAATGGGTAGATATATTGAAATAGATGGTCGCAGCTACTACTCTCCTTGCAGTGATTGTAAAGATAGATGGTGTTATTCATGTGTGATCAATAAATATAAAGAGGATTTGGAATCAGAACGAGATAAACGCGGCCATGCTGAATGGCGTATTGAACAAGAACTTGAACCTCGTATCAAAGCAGAGAAAGCCAGTTATGATAGATGGGTATCTACAGATACCGGTGCCGAAGCATGCTACTGCTTCTCTTCTTTACTTGATGAACTGATTGATTTTGTTGAAAATCCAGATAATGAAAAATATATGGACTGGGAAGATGCAGCTGGTGACTTGGAGCAGAAAATTCTTTATCTGATTAAGAATAAAGTTGATGATGACTTGTATTGTATAGCAGATAAGAGTTAGGAGGTGGATATATATGGAATATAGAAGTGGCCAATTGTTGTATGTGTGCAAAACAGATAGCGATTTGAGAGATGGGCTTTTCGTTCTTTACAGAGATAAATATGAGGGAGATGTGGATTTGAGTTATCACGGAAGTCCTTGGTATGAAACCTTTATTGTTTGTGAATATCTCGATAGTCGTGACAGAGTTGAATTTGGTGATCAGACATGGTGTTGGCGTCCTGCTAATGAGTATATTAAGACTATGCAAAACAAATTAAGAGAGATTAAGAATATAGCTAATATATAAAATGCTAATTATATATGCCGAAAAAGGGTTAACAGTAGGCGCTATCCAAACCAGTAACCCTGCGACCATAAATGGGCAACACCCAGTGCTGTAAGAGCATGTACGCTGTTAGGGATAGCATATGAAAACACACTTTCTGGAGGTGCTTTATGAAAGACAAAGAAACAATAATGAAAGCTTTATCAGCGTGTAGTGAGTTTTATTGCTGTGAGTGTCCTTATCAGTATCTTGATGATAAAGAATATAGTTTGAGATGTATTCATACTCTTATTGAAGATGTAAATGAAATGTTAAAAGAAAGCAAATAAAAATAAATTATAAGTGATGGTGATTAATATAAAAATAAAGAAATTATTGTGTAGATTTGCAAATTGGATATTAAGACAATGCGTAGAGCCTACAATAGCGTTTGAAGAAGATTTATATATCAATGGTAAAACTTATAAATTAGTTCAAGCAACCACAGAAATGTCACCTTATTCTCATGTGACTATTCATTTTGAAGTTATTAGTGGCAAATACAAATAGAGTTTTAAGGGGTAAATTATGAAATACAGATACGAATTTGAAGGAGACGAATATATTGTCAAAGGTTTTTGTAGTGATTGTCCACTTAGTTATGTAGATTATGACGGATATGGTGGTCACGAAATTTGTTGTGTCTTACATGCAAGATATGATGAATGCCCATTGGTAGAAGTAACAGATTAAAAATAGAGTTTTTAAGGTGGGGTTAAAAATGCATATTTCAAGCAATAAACATATTGGATCTTACGCTGGTGGTACATACGAATATCTTGAAATCAAAGAATATAAAGAATGTTGCTGCTGTAGGCACTTTTCTGATAATTGGCATGAAGAACGCTTTGAGTGTTTGAATGTTAATAGAAAAGACGATGGCGATTGTTATGAAGATTTTTAAGAGGTGATATTGTGGATGTATTAGGTAGAAAAATTGTATTAACACGCAAACCACATATATGTTTTGGGTGTGGTAGAGAATTTTCAAAGGGTACAAATATGGAGAGGTCTTGTGTTGTTGATGGTGGAGATATGTGGACTTGTTATCTGTGTCCGACATGTATTGATATCGTTAGTGCAATGAGATATGATGACGAATTTGGTTACGGAGATTTAAGAGAAGAAGCATTAGAAAGAGAAAATAATAGCGAATAAAACAAACTTTTAAGAGGTGAAAAATGGAAGTATCTAAGATTTATTCAATGATTTATGATAGTAAAAAATATGGCAACGATGGTTACGGTGATTACTTGGGCGAATTTAAAATAGTTAAGCAACTCAGAGAAGATGCTTATGTAGATGATTTCATTGGTGTTAATACTGAAACTGATGAAGTGTGTTTTGTGCTTTCAAGAGAGGTATGCGGATATGGTGGCGGTATTGCTTATCAGGTTATTCCCATTCCAGAGTTAACATTGAAGCAATAAAAACAAAATTGTTAGTGGTGAGGTAAATTATGAGTAGAGGTGTACTTAGAGACGGATCTAGCGTATATAAAGAAATAAGAGAAAAACGTGTTGAGGATGTAATAATTAGAGCATCTAATAAAGCAGGTATTACTAAGAGCGATTTATCTGATGCCTTTAAAGAAAAAGGATTTTTAGGTGTTTACAATCTTGGCATGATGCATATGTATGAGTATTTGAAAGGGGAAAAAGTGTAATGAATATTATTGAAAAACACATAATTGGAGAACTTTATAACAACATACTAACCAAAGGAGAATATCCTAAATTTGGTTCACCGGAATGTAATTGTAATAAATGTATGTTTTACAATGTTACATGTCCTCCATCTCCACATCGTGCTGGATGTTTTCACGGATGGAAAAAAGAAGAAAGTTAAGAGGTTGAAAATGCGAGAACCAATTTATAGTAAGCAAGGTGAAGAGTTAAAAAGCACTATTTCAAATTTAATTTCTAGCCATAACACTTTATGTTCTATTGAAGAAGCATTTCAGGAAAACAAATATGCCAAACAATATTTTGAAGATGCAAGGCAAAAAGTTTTAGAGTCTGGTAATCAAAGTTTGGCAGCTATGTATGCTATTGCAATAGAAAATATGTCTAAATTTATTGAAGACAGTCAAGAGGTGGATTATGAAGTGTCCGAATTGTGGCAGTAATAAAATATTTAATTGTATCAATAGTCTTGCATATGCTCGTCTAAGATATTTCGAATGTGTAGAATGTGGCCATCAAAGTAGAAAAATAAAGATTGAAAAATTTACATGTGTCAATCATAAATCTGAATGGGAAATTGAATTAGAAGAATTAGAAAAAGAATGGGAATGGAGTTAAGAGATAAAATATGGCAAAAGTTACATTAAAAGATATTAAAATCCCAAATACTTGCGGAGAATGTAATTTTATTGGACGTTATGAAACTGGTCTATACGCTCGTAATCCACATTGTTGTTGTGAGTTGATGTGGGGTTTAAAAGAGGAAGACTATAAAGTTGATAAGAATTCACTTGATGAAAATTGTCCTCTAAAGGTTTTATTAGGTGCGAATAAATCCTGGTACGAAAAGACAGACTTATCTTCTATTGTTCGCATTTCATTAAGCGATGATTTCATAGTTGACTACGACAAATCCAGAGGAATGTACAGAGTAAGCGTCTTTGATGACGGTCACTTCTGGGACGAGTTCTGGTTTGATGCTTATGAGGAGAAGGAAGTAGAAAATATATATCTAGTCTATGGCAATATAGAAGAAAGTGGAGATACTGATTCTTGGGTTGAAGCTATTTTCGACAATAAAGAACAGGCGTTGTCTTGTGCAGAATATCTTAATTTAATAAAAAATCAAGAGAATGTAAGCTACTATGCATCTGGTTACGATTGGCATATGAACAAGATGGATTATGTAGAAGAACTGAAGAAGTTAAAAGATGGTAAATAAAAATTATATTTAAAGTTGAGGTTACATATGCAGATATTAGCAGAAACAGAATACCAGGATCTATACAGAGTAACAGATGGAGTACTTCTTGTAGTAAATAAATTCACTCCTATCTTCTATCCTCATATGGATAGACCTATATATTTATATTCTAATAAAGTAAAGACCGGCAAATATCATAAAGAATGCCAAGATGGATTAAGGGTATTAAAGGGTCAATGTGAGTATTCATATGCAGGAACAACAATAACAATTCCTAAAGGAACCGTTACATATCACACTGTGCCGGTAGAACCAACAACTAACAAACCAGACTGGCAATATCAGATAAAGACAACCGGTGAATTATTTAGTGGAGATGCTGATCTAATGGATCGTTGGCTGAGTGATATCCTTTATAGGATTAGACAAGATGGTTGTAGAAAGTAAAGAGGAAATAGAAAATGCTTATTAAATTGATTATTTTAGCAGCAATGCTCTTCTGTCATGTTGTAGATGATTACTATTTGCAAGGAATACTTGCATCTATGAAACAAAAGAACTGGTGGTCTAAAAATGCACCGGATCCGTTATATAAAAAAGATTACATAATGGCACTATTTATGCATAGCTTTAGTTGGGCATTTATGATTATGCTACCGATTTTAGCATATGATTTCTACTCTTCTACTTTATGGAAGTTTTATCCTGATTTTTTGATTGTGAACTGTATAATCCATATGGCAGTGGATAATCTAAAGGCAAACATGCTAAAGATTAATTTAATACAGGATCAGAGCATACACATGCTTCAGATATTCGTAACTTGGTTGATTTGGTGTTGTAAGGCTTGAGGAGTTCTATGACTAAATTAGAAAAGATAGATTTATTCCTACAAAAAGAAATTCAAAAGCAGCCTAAGACTTCTTTATTAAGAGAATTGTACGATCGAAAGAATTTTAAAAATGAAGAACTGCTTTATTTATTTCCAAATAACAAACTGAAACGTAATGGATTGCCAATGAAGAAAGGTGGTTCAAAAAAGAAGAAAAAAATTAGACGAATGCTCCGTGATCAACGTCTTTTCAATATTTTTGAAGATATTGTTGATGATGTTTTAACAAGCAAAATGAAATCTAATAAGTTCTTTACTGAGTTTGTTGATATAAAAAACATACATATAGGACAACAAAATGAGTGGCGTCCTAAATGCGATTTTGAGAGAATCACTAGATGGAGAACATTCGATGGAAATTGGAGGACATTAAATGAGAACACTAATTAATTACATACGTTCCTGCTTCTGTAAGCATGAGTGGCAATGTCTAATAGAAAAATGTCCTGTATATGCTTCTGAACATGAAAATCCAATTAGATACATATGGGTCTACAGATGTGTGAAATGTGGATGTGAAGGAAAAGTAACAGTGATTAAAGGAGGATACAACAATGAGAATGGCATTAACAGGTCATCGACCTGAAAGATTGGGATATCCGGAATTAGACTTTTGCACTACTTCTGAGTGGAGAAAAATTATTGATTGGTTAAAAGAAAAAATATTAGAGATTGGTATAACGGACGCTTATTGTGGTATGGCAAGCGGATGTGATATTGCGTATGGTATTGCTGTATTAGAACTTAATGATGAAGCATCTTTATACAAAATTAACAGACCAAAAATTAAATTACATTGTATCTTGCCTTGTAAAAATTATAATAGCAAGATTAAATGGCATAGAATCCTAAAAGCTTGTGCTGATGAATGGAATGAGTTATCTGAAGAATTTTATAAGGGTTGTGACAATGTTCGTGATCAATATATGGTGGATCATAGTGATAAAATATTTGCAATTTGGGATGGTAATAAATCTGGTGGAGTTTGGTCTACTATAAGGAAAGCTCAAAAAAGAGGTTTTGATGTTGTGTATTATCCCAAAGAAAAATTATAATAGGAGAATTTCTGTATGAGTATTTATGTAACCGGCGACACACATGGAAATCTTACTCGCTTCTCTATAGATAGTTTCTATGAGCAAAAAGAAATGACTAACCAGGAAGATAATTATATGATTGTCCTCGGAGACTTTGGTAGAGTTTGGGATCAAGAAGAAAGTAAAGACGAAAAATGGTGGATTAATTGGCTGGAAAACAAACCTTTTTATACTCTTTTCGTTGATGGAAACCACGAGAACTTTGATAGACTGTATCAATATCCTGTAAAGGAATGGCATGGCGGTCTAGTCCACGAGATTCGTCCACATGTGCTGCACTTAATGAGAGGACAAGTCTTTAATATTGAAGAACTTCTCTTCTTCACCTTCGGTGGGGCATCTTCTCATGATATTCATGATGGCATTTTAGATTGCGAAGATCCTAACTGGAAAGAAAAAGCAAAAGCTTTGGATAAGCAAGGCAAATATATGTACCGTATTAAAGGTTTATCATGGTGGCCTCAGGAGTTACCTACCGAGGAAGAGATGCAAACCGGTATTGATAACCTGACAAAGCATAATAACAAAGTAGACTTTATACTCTCCCACTCGCCTTCCACTTCTGAATTGTATTTAATGGGCGGCAAAGGATTGTATGAACCAGATATGCTTACAAATTACCTGGAAGAGATCAAAGCAACAACTGAATATAAGAGACACTTGTTCGCGCATATGCATGTGAACAAAGCAATCAATGACAGAGATATTTGCTTGTATGAGCAGATTATTAGGATTAATTAAGGAGAAAACAATGAACGAAAATTACATAATGTTAAATGGTAAACGTGTTGATCTGACCGAGGAGCAACTTGAGAAGCTTGGGATAAAGGTTGAGGTTGAGGTTGAGAAAGACTGTTTTAAAAGGGTAAATGCCACTAAATGTTATTATTTTACAAATGCAATAGGGGATTTAAGTAGTATGCCAGATTATGGCACCCTACTTGATGACCAACTTTACAAAGTAGCCAACTACTGCACTGACAAATCCCTCATGCAGCAACGCACACTTCACGAAACTCTTGACCGTCTGCTCTGGAGATTCAGTATGCAGAATGATGGAGATAAGATTGATTGGAGTAATCAGTCAATAAAAAAATATTTTATAGCTTATGATTACCGTACAAAAAAATTTGAACCAGATTATATATATTCTTCATATGGTAGTAGTATAAAATATTATGTAGAATACTTTTACTCAGCCGAAGTAACCCAAAGAGCCATTTATGAAATCGTTCTTCCATTTATGAAAGAACATCCGGAGTTTGTGTGGTAAGGAGAATATTATGATAGAAGGAATTGAAATTTTAGCACAGAGTGAGATTATGACGGATTCTAGCTGGACTGCATGGATTTTAGTATTGTTAGCATTTGGATTCGTTGTATTTACAGGTGGATTAAGCAACAACATTGATTTCTTAGTTTTTATAGGTTGTATTGCACTGTCCATTAGTATAGTTGGAAGTTTGTTAATGGTAATTATAAATCCAAAAGAACCAACCGGCAAATATGAATATCAAGTAACCATAGATGAAAATGTATCTTTTACTGAACTATACGAAAAGTATGAAGTGGTTGATCAGAACGGAAAGATATGGGTTATAAGAGATAAAGATGTGGAAGATGTTAAAGAGGTGAAATAACATGGCACTGATGATTTCAGATGACAAGAAAAATTTTTATGTAACATGTAAATGTGGATGCGAAGGAATTCTTTTTAAAGTAGACGATTCCGATAAAGATTATGGGTGTTATGCATTATGCATGTGTTATAGCAATAATTATTACAAGGATCAAGATGATACTGTTCTAAAAGTGATCAAAAGAAAGTTTAAGAAAATATGGGCAATTCTTAGAAATAAGGATTACTACTATTCTGAATTGATTATGACTAAAGAAGATTTTGATAAGTTCAAAGAACATATCAATCAGTTTTAATCATGAATAAGAGTAAATAAAATAATATATTGAGGTGATAACATTGAAAACATATACTATGGAAAACATAAAAATTTCACAGCATGCCAAAGCTCGTTATAGCGAACGTATAATGGATAAGGATGATAAATCAGATGTTGCAGTGTTTATTGCACAGCATGAACAGAAAATAAAAGAAGATATTTTTAAGATGATTCAGTATGGCACACTGCTCTACTCCGGCAAGTCTACATGTGAGTTTAATAAGCAGCCTGTAGATATCTTCTTGAACGGGACCTGGGTCGTTATTGTAGATATTGCAAAGGCAAATGTAATTACTTTATATAGCATTGATCTTGGTTTGGGCAATGAGTTCAATAATGAATACATAAAGAGATTGCTTGATAAGTTGAATGTTGCAAAAGAGGAATATGATACTGTTGTTACTGGAATCATGACTCAGAAAGAAACTTACTCTTCTATTATTAAGGAAAACACGGATCAAATTAATGAACTGAAGCAGATGGTCAAGAATCTGGAAAAACAGAATCAGGCTTACACAGATGTGATTGAAAGTTTGGAAACGGACAAGGTAATTGCAGAAAAGGAAGTTAGAGATATTATTGCTACCATGATTGGTAAGAAAGTGTTTTAGGAGGATATATGGTAAAAGGTGACAAAATTAAATTAATAAAGCCAATTGGTATTTTCTCAAGTGTTGGTGAAATCTGTGAAGTAATTAATGTAACAGATACTGGCGTAATCAGTTTTGTGTTTAACGGTGGTCGTTCTTCTGGATGTATGTCATATGATGAATATTTAAAGCATTTTGAGTTGGTTCAGCCAGCAGAAAAGAAGCCAAGTGTTTGGACTGACTGGAAACTTGCAAATATTACATATTACGATTTGGGTAATGAATATTGTGGAAGTGAGATTTATTACAAGCATAATGGCAAAAGAGTTAAAGTGAAATGTCCTATTTGGGGTGTAAAGACAGAAGCCTGTTGCCATCATGAGGACGAGTTTGATCTTGCAAAAGGATTGAATTTGGCAAAATTTAGACTCATTGTAAAGATTTTAGATAGACAAGTTCAAGAAATTGCGGAGGGTATGTAATGTCAGTACATGATGATTTAGGAGCCAGGATGAGTGTTGCTATGAGTGAAAGGCTCTGCACTACCAGCTTAATTATGAGCAGAAGGAGGTCTATGAATGATTGCATATGTTTATAATGAAAGACGAAGAGGATTATCTGTTCCTTTTGGAATTAAAGTAGAAGAACATAACAGGAATAATTCTATCAAAGCATGTAGTATTAGAGTTAAGTGTTTAAATGATAATAAAGAATTTCGGTCTATGATGGATGCAGCAAAATTTTATAATATTTCTAAAACATCAATTTATAATAGTATTCAATACAATAAACCCGTTCTTTGTAGAAAACAAAATCAGAAATATCAATTCGTAAGATTATAAAGGAGAAAATAAGAAGTGACATTAGAAAAATTACAGGCAGAAATGGTGGCTGCTATGAAAGATAAAAATAAGGCACGTAAGGATACAATCTCCTCTCTCATCGGTGCAGTTAAGAAGACTGCCATTGATAAGAAGTGTAAGGATAACATTACTGAAGTTCTGGTGGACGAGGTAATCCTTAAGGAAAAGAAAACTGTTCAGGAGATGATTGATACCTGTCCAGGAGAAAGAACAGAATTGTTACAGGAATACAAAGACAGAATGAATGTGATCAATGAGTTTGCTCCTAAGTTGATGACAGATGCATCAAAGATTCATACTGCTATCATGGATCTTCTAGCAAATGCACAGCTTGAACCGGTAAAAGTAAATAAGGGTTTGATTATGAAGGTTGTTATGCCGGCTATGAAAGGTAAAGCTGATATGAAGATTGTAAACAAAGTAATGGAAGAAATTTTGGAGTAAATAATGAGAAGACCAGAGAGATTATACGATTTTTATAGAGAATTAACCAGAGTACATGTTACGCATTTTCCAGATTTGAGATTTGGGCAATTTTGTATAGCTTTTATGCATTGGATTACCACTACAAAGGAAAGAGATCCTTTCTTTATTGAAGAACCGACAATGATTGATTTGTTACATGAGTATGTAGAGGAGAGACATGGCGAATTATTATATTAGCGATTTACATTTAAACCATAAAAATGTAACTGCAGAAGGAAAGAATTTTGATAATAGACCTTTTCAGACATTGGATGAGATGCATGAGGCTATAAAAAGAAATTGGAATGCTAGAGTAACAAATTCTGATACTGTTTATCTCCTTGGTGATAGTATTTGGAATCTGACAGACGAGATGATTGCTTTAATGGCACAGCTTAAAGGCAAAAAGGTTGCAATCAAAGGAAATCATGACAAATTCAACGACATTCGTTATAAGCAGTTATTTTCTGAGATTTGTGATTATAAGGAAGTGTCAGATAATGTTCATGGTATGAATTATATGCTTGTACTCTCCCATTTTCCTATCCTTATGTGGAATGGACAGCATAGAGGCTGGATTCACCTGTATGGACACGTACATAATTCTAATGATTATGCTTTTTATAAAGATTCTCTGAAAAGATTGAACGAGTATTATAAAGACCGAGATGGAGAAAATTTCAAACCGTTTTATGCTTATAACGTTGGATGTATGTTGGATTATATGGGATTTGTTCCAAGAACATTGGCAGAAATTGTAAGTGCAAATGAAAGTAAATAAAATAATGAGGTGAGTAACTATGTATAGATTAATTAAGTATACAGGAAAAGATGGTACAGACAAATTATGCGAAGTCGCCGCTCTCCATCCTTTAGAAGGAGATTTTTATTGGCCATTAATGGTTGGAAATTCTATCGCTTTTGCATATAACGATGCTAGTGGAAAAATGTTGCGTAGCTCTGCTATTGAAGCAATGGATAAGGTAAATGGTCAGCTTGTTATTGTGACAAGAAACAGCGTATTTGTGTTTGAGGAAGTTGAGGAAAATTATGATTTATTTTGATAATGCTGCCACTACAAAAGTTGACGAAGAAGTAATTGCTGATATAGTTGAAGCTTTGAAGAATGATTGGGCAAATCCATCTTCTATTTCCAGTCAAGGAATTGTAGGCAGACAAAAAGTTGAACATGCAAGGAAACAAATTGCAGATTATATTAATGCTGATCCAGAGGAAATTATATTTGTAGCTTCTGGATCTGAGGCAAATAATTTAGCAATCAGAGGTTTTTTAGATGCCAATCCAGAATATAGCGTTGTTCCTCATTCAATGATAGAACATCCTAGTGTGGTAAATACTTGTAATTTGATTGCCGAATTAAGTCTTAAAACCAAGAAGTATCTTCTCCCGTTTGTTGATGTTGACATGCAAGGTTTGATTAATATGGATACTTTGAAATATTGGTTATCAGAATACAAATCAAAGTGTCTTGTAAGTATTATGATGGGGAACAACGAAATCGGCACGGTTCAAGACATAAAACGTATTTCTCAGCTTGTGCACAACTACAATGGCGTTTTTCACACTGATGCTGTTCAAGCTTTTGGTCAGATTCCTATAGATGTAAAAGAAATGGGAATTGACATGATGAGTGTAAGTGGTCACAAATTTGGTTGTCCCAAGGGAGTTGGATTTTTATATAAGAGAAAAGATATAGAAATCTACCCTCTTATCAATGGTGGTAGTCAGGAAATGAATCTTAGAGCTGGAACAGAAAATGTTCCTTATATAATTGCTATGGGAAACCAGGTTGAGAGAATGAGTAAACGAGAATATCCAAATAGTATATTGGCAAATTATTTATATGAAAAGATTTGTTATGAGATTGGATATGATTTTGATGTTTGGTTGAATGGTTCCATTAAAAATAGATTGCCAAACAATCTCTCTCTCACTTTTCCTGGCGTTAACGCAGAAGCTCTTATCACTTTATTGGATATGAAAGGTGTTCAGGTATCTGCAGGATCGGCATGTTGTGCTGGTGATAAGGAGCCTAGTCGAGTTTTAAAAGCCATTGGATTGAGTGATGAAGAGGCTTTCAGTACTATTAGGATTAGTCTTGGTAAAGACACTACTAAGGAAGAATGTGATGAGTTTGTTAGAATCCTTGGAGAATGTTTAGAAAGTTTAAAAATGGTTGGTGGTGAATAAATGTCAGAATACGGACTTAAGATAAAGAACTTTGAAGCCGGTTCTTTATATGGATACAACTTGGGTATTAGAGATAGGCTTGATAGTACAGATGCAATGCTTTCCAATAGTTTATTTAGTGATTTCCTGAAGGAAAACGGACTTAATGTTTGGAGAGGTGAATCCACTAGAGATGTTATCTGTATAGAGTTTAATTATGGCACTCGTTCATACGAAGACGAAATTAAAAATTTTGACAAAATAATAAAAGATATTCAAAAGGACGAAATGTTGTCTGATGACATTAAAGAGGAACGTGTCCAAAAGATAGAATTCTTAAAAGAACGTGCAACAATAAATATAGATAAATATCATAAAATATCTCATCAGGAAATAAGAATGCTTTTTTACACTCAGGGTGTTGATATAAACTATCAGACTTATAACAAAAAAGGAGAAGTAATTAAGGAAGAGAAAATCCACTATAAAATGCTATATAGGACTCCCGGTAAAGCAAAAAAAGGATCTTGTATGTTTATTAACGAAGATTTATATGATAAAGCCATAGAATTTTTGTATATGGGGATTCAATTACCAAAAGACAATTCTCCTATTGTTGAAATGGGTGCATACTCCTCTCTTATTACTTCTTCTATCGTTGGAAAAGTTCAGATTTTACCGGAACAGATTTTAGTATTACAAGATGTGGATTCTTTTTTTCAAACTAATGTTGTTAGCGTGGAAACTGATGAAGATAAACATTGTAAAGCAGTTCCTATAGATAATTATCAAGTAAAAAACACTTTATTTGATGGACAGGCTTTGATAGACACATCTATTTTCCCAGACTGGGGAGAAGGTTATATTCTCCTTAGACATCATTTATGTAAGATGGCAGCGTTTCATTCTGATATTCAAAAATTTATGAAAGATTATTTCGGAGATAAGTATGAAACTGCAACTGTAAAAGATATGTTTGGAAGAGATGTCCGAGTAAAAGACATAAGGCTTATTACAACAGACAATGCGATGAAGTGGCTTAAGTTTAATGTTACTTTTGAATATTGGAGTGATTATGTTAGAGCAAACAATAGTATGTTTGGCATTGTAAAAACAGCTCATGAAAGTAAACTTGGTGAAGTTCAGAGAATGAGTTATCAGATGATTAACGCTCTTGATATGAATATTATGCCACAGGTTGTTCAGTGTAGTATGGATTATATAGAGAAGTTAAAAACAAATGACGATGTGTTTTTGAATTATCTTAGAGATAATACTAATTTTTCAAATGACTATGAAGTATTGGTAGCTTTGGTTGAGCAAAATAGAGATTTTCTAAGAAGTGAATATTTTAGACATCGCAAGGAATGGATTGTTAAATCTTATGTGATGAATTTTAAGAATGGAAAAATCATTCAAAACGCAGATAATTTGGTTATTATAGGTTCTCCATACGCTATGTTGCTTCATTCTGTTGGTGTTGATGTTAATACTGATCCTACGTTCACTATAGAGCAAGACACTATACAGTGTTGGACAGAAAGATTTGGCGATGGCGAATACTTAGCAGAGTTTCGCTCTCCATTTAATAGTAAAAACAATATGGGCTATGTACATAATGTGCATCATGAATACTTTGATAAGTATTTTAAATTTGGGAAACAGATTATTGCTGTAAATATGATTGGTACTGATTTCCAGGATCGCAATAATGGATCTGACATGGATAGTGATTCTATATATACAACAAATCATCCTGATATCGTTCAGTATGCAAAATATTGTTATCTTAACTATCCTACCATTGTAAATAATATACCTAAAGAAAAAAATAGCTATTCTTTAAGTTTGGAAAATTATGCTAACATTGATAACAACTTAGCTGCGGCACAATTAGCAATTGGAGAATCAAGTAATTTAGCACAGGTATGTTTAACATATACATATAATTTTGATGATCAGAAGTATAAAGATTATGTATGTATTCTTTCTGTGCTTGCTCAAGTAGCCATAGATAATGCAAAGCGTAGGTTTGATATTGATTTGACAGAAGAAATTAGTCGCATAAAAAAAGATATGAATATCAAAACTAATGGTTATCCAGCCTTTTGGAGTGTTATTAGAAGAGATTTCAATAGGAGACGTATAAATAAAAATTTAGTGTGCCCTATGAATTATATATTTGATATTGAGGTTGGAAAATATCGAAGTAGTGCTTCTACTCTACCTATGAATGAGTTTTTCGTCAAACACAATGTTGACTTAGACAGAAGAAAATCCAAGAAGGTTGAAGATTTAATTCAAAAATATTCCTTGTCATTATACGAAAACAATGTTGATGGGGAAGATGAAAATGAAAATTATCTTTTACTTAGGACTGATTTTGATGCATTAATTAACGATATTCAGCAGATTTACATATCTAAAAATTATTTAGGAATGATGTCTTGGTTAATAAATAGAGCATTTTCAATTGGTTCTGGTGTTAGAAGAAATTCTGAAAATATTATTTCAACAATTAACACAAACAAATCTTTATTATTAAAGGTGTTATATAATGTTAACAAAGATGCATTTTTACAGTGTTTTTATAGAAAAGAATAGAATATATGTGTACACTTAATTGTTTTAAACATTTAAAAAACCCAATAAAACTAATCAAAATTAAATGTCGAATTAACCAAGCTTATGAAGAGAAAGTGCGTATTGCACAAGTACTTCAACCGCTATTACCGACGCGGGTATAAATATGGAATTCGAATGCATAATGCCAGTGACCCCAGGCTTTATATGGGGTCTGATCAGAATAACTATATATAGGAGAAAAAGGATATGAAAGCTTTTAGAATGGGACGCAACACTATTGAGCACTACTCTTCTTTTGAGGAAATGGGAAAGGCATGGGGTTGTAAGCCTGTAACTAAGAAAACTAAAGATGAGGAAAAATTAAAGAAGCAGCGCGAGAATTTTTGCGCAAGACATCGTTGTGAAGCATGTGGTGAGCCGATGCAGTGGATTACCGGTTCCGTAATGGCTTGTGTAAACGAAAAGTGTAAAGGTAAAAAGGTTGAGCGTACAGATTCTGAGGGTAATAAGATTGTGTCTTATATTACTTCATATGATTTACTGGACGATCTTGGCTCTGAAATCGCAAACAATATTTTTTCCGTAAGTGAATAAAATAATACATCGTATAATTTCCCGAAACGGGACTAAAATAAAATTTAAATGACAAAAAGGAGATTTTTTAAAATGAACAAGACTGAATTAATTAGTGCAATTGCAGAAAAGACTGGTATGACCAAGAAGAATGTAAAGGAAGTGCTTGAAGCTACTCAGGAGGTAGTGTTTGCTACTATCAAGGATGAGGAAGTTAAGCTGATGGACGGTGTTACTCTTAGTGCAAAGGTTGTTCCTGAGAGAACTGCTAGAAATCCTCAGACTGGCGAAGAGATTGTAGTAGCTGAACATATGGCTCCCAAGTGTAAATTCGGCGCAGCAATTAAGAATGCCGTTAATGCTTAATTTTTTGCATAACTAAATAAAATAATACAACAACTTAATATTGATATAAATGTGGAGTGTCTTGCTCCACAAATTGGGGATTCGCCAAGTGGTTTGGCAATCGGCTGTTAACCGATCTACGGGGGTTCAATTCCCTCATCCCCAGGTTACTGGGGCATAGTCCAGCTCGGAAGGATACTTGATTTGGGATCAAGTGGTCGTGGGTTCAAATCCCACTGCTCCATTTATTATAGCTGGCGGCAGGTAGGAATCTGACCTAGCCTCATAAGCTAGGGAAACCCGGCTCAATTCCGGGGCGTAGCAATTAAAAGGAAAATAAATAATCCCACTACTCTTCCACCTGTGAGGAATAAACCAGGAACGCATGTCAAAGGAAGACCTTCTCTAAATGCCTGAGACACGTTGGTGGTTAACTGCTTACCACCTTTATAAATAATATGGCGAACTTTAAAAGACGAGTGGGCATAGCTAAAATTGCTGGAGAGCCGAAAATAGCACATTAACCAGATTCATCAAACGGCGTGTTCCAAACGAGTTAGTAATCTTGTGGTGAGACGAAAGCTGCTGAGAAAGTCTCAGGTTTATTTACTCTTCTATCCTAGTGTAGACAGAGCTGAGATTTCGTCATTATGACGTTTTCGTTATAGGTGATTCACTACCTTAAACGTGAGACGATAAAGAAGGGTATAGACTCCCAACAAAGAACAGCGCCTATAGGGCATTAATAGTGTGAAGGCTTTGGTTGTCGTTAGTATGGGCTTACCAAAGCAGTATACGTCCGACGGGACTGACACCCAGGAAAGACTGGGCAAATTTGAAAGTGTTCCGCTACTTAAGGCGAATTATGATAACAGAAGTTCCTACACCTCTCAACGATGTGTCACATAGGAACACATATACATAGGCTTACAAGATACGCTGCAACGCCTTGTGTAAAAACTTGGGTAAGGTTCTTATTGTTTGCAGACAGTAAGAAATAGTCAGGGGTAAAACATCGCCAAAGTTTAGCCTTTTTGTCACCCTGATATATTTGGCAGTTTGTAGAACTGCCCTCTGCTTACCAGAGCAACTAAACTGGAGGGATTGTAGCGTGTCCCAGAATAGAGAAATCTACGCTACTTTTATTTTGCCGAAGAGGCCACTTGCAGAACGTAGAACCGTTAAGGTAGAACGTAAACTGGATATCCGGAAATCCGATGTTTTCAGCTAGTTGACTGCTTCACGCTGACAAATTTATGAACAAAAACCGTTAGAGGTTTTTATCAGAGACGGTGCATGCACTGAAACTGAATTTGAGCTTTTGAATTGAGAACTTCGGTTCTGTAGAGAGTTGCACATAATGTCCAGCTCTTGATTCTTTGGGAGGTTCGTATAGTGGTAAGTACACGAGATTTTCATTCTCGTAAGAGGGGTTCAATTCCCCTACCTTCTGTGGTTTGGCAGTTGGTTATGCTTACGTTTATTTGGGTGGAGTAATTACCATTCTGGGTATCCAGTGAGAAACCTATCGGGTGCACACGAGTTCCTTCGGGGGCTGCCTTTTTATATGCATTTGTGATGTAATTGGCTAACATACCTGCCTTCCAAGCAGGTTATGCCGGATCGTTCCCGGTCAAATGCTCTCAACCGAATTCACAACGCCTCTGATTCAAGCGCAACCCTGTGAATCTTTGTATTAGAAGGAGTCAGGTACGTAACTGATTTCTTATTGGCTCTATGGTCTAGTGGTTATGACGCTACCCTGTCACGGTAGAAGTGCGAGTTCAATTCTCGCTAGGGTCGTTATTTGGGGCATTAGCTCAGTTGGGAGAGCACCTGCCTTGCACGCAGGGGGTCATCGGTTCAAGTCCGATATGCTCCATTTTGCCTGTTTACTCTAATTGGTAAGAGGGCAGTCTTGAAAACTGCTGTAGCTGTGAAAGGCGATTGGGGTTCGAGTCCCTAAGCAGGCGTGATTATTATCCCATTAAGGGAAATTTATAAATAATAAAAGGATGAAATAAATGATTAATATCACTAAACAGGAAGCATTTAAGATGAGAGAATTGGGATTTTCTGACAAAGTACATAAAACATACACTAAACACCCTACCTATTTTTTGACTGAAGATGTAAAATGTTTAAAAGCATTAAATGATTACAAAAGAGGGCTCATAAAGAATGGGGATCGGAATTAATAAAAATTTATCTCAAGAAGATAAGACAAAATTATATAAAAGCAAATTAGAAAAAATCAATAAAGATATTGAAGTAATAGGTGATTATGTAGATACGAAAACCAAAATTAGACTTAGGTGTAAAAATTTGCATGAATGGGATACTAAGCCTATGAATCCGTTAGAAGGTAAAGGTTGTCCTATATGTTCTGGAAAATATACAAATACAATAAGCTTTGTTGAAAAAATGGAAAAAATAAATAATAACATAGAAATTTTATCAGAGTATATTAACGCAAAGACTAAAATTAAATGTAGATGCTTACTTGATAATTATGAATGGAATGCAACCCCTAATCAATTACTAAGCGGTAAAGGCTGCCCTAAATGTTCAAAAAGAATACGTTATACGCATGATGATTTTGTGTCTATCATTGAGGATAAGTTTGATGGAAAAATAAAAATAAAATCAAAATATAATGGGCAATTAAATAGTTTAAACTGTGAATGTCTTGTATGTGGCAATGAATGGACATCAAAACATGCAAGATTAGTATTTGTCGCTAAAACAACACCTTGTATAAATTGTGCCGCAAAAATAAGAGGTGAAAAATCAAGAGATACTGAAGCTGATTTTATTAGTAAGTTGAGTAAGATTACTGATAACATAACATTGGTTGGGAAATATGAATTATCTAGTGTAAAGACCGAATTTTATTGTAATATATGTGAATCATATTTTAAAGAGTATCCGGCAAAAATTCTAGTTAGAAACGGAAAGTGCCCGTGTTGCGGTTTAAGTAAAGGTGAAAAGAAAATATTTGAATATTTAAAAAAGCATAATATTGAATTCGAAAGAGAGTATTCTTTTCATGATTTGTTTAGTGATAACGGAACTTTGTTACGTTACGATTTTGCAATAATAAAAAACAATTCTGTAAATAAAATTATAGAATTCGATGGCGTGTTTCACTATGAAAAGGTTTATCCGGATCACGACCTTGAAAAGCAACAACGTTATGATGAAATCAAAAATAATTATTGTTCTAATCATAACATTGAAATACTTCGTATTCCTTATTGGAATTATGAAAATATCGAAAAGATATTGGATGACTTTTTAAATAATAAAAATTTTTGGAAACACTAAAAAACTGAAAGTGGTGATAAATATCGCTAAGAAAAAGAGTAAGGAAGGGATCAGAGTATCTTTTGTAGATGAACCAGCATCAGAGGACGTAACTGGAAGCGGGGTCTTAATTGAGACACCAAACCATAAAATATTGTTGGATTATGGTCTGGCTCAAAGTAATGACAGGTATGAGGATTTTTTAGTTAACAATAGGAAGACACGAGAATTTAAAGCACGAGATATTGATTTAATATTCATCTCACATTTACACGCAGACCACTCATTATTGTGTCCTAAGCTATTTAAAGATGGATGTAATGGTGGAGTTATTATTTCCAAAGGTAATATGGGAGTATTAAAAACAATGGCTACAGATAGTGCATTAATCTCAGAAAGAGATGTGCTATTGATAAATTCACAGCATGATAAAAAGTACTCTCCTATTTATTCAATTGATGATGTTAATAAAATGATTGAACATACTTTTGAAATGAATACAAATGAAAAAATCTATCTAGACGATGAAATATCTTTTAAATTAATTCCTAGTGGACATTTATTGGGCGGTGTTCAAATTGTATTGTACATAACTATTAATGGAGTCACAAAGGTTGTTGGATATACCGGTGATATAGGCAATAGAGAAATTAACAACTATTTCGTAGGAAAGTTTCAACCAATAGATTGTTTCTGTGATATTTTTATCGGAGAGTCTACATATGGTGATAGACCGGATTTAAAAACCGGTATCAAAGAAAGAAAAAATGACCTAGATAAGTTAAAGTCTATTATTGATATGCAAATAAAAGAAATGAAAGGCCGAGTTCTTATTCCGTCATTTGCTCAAAGTAGAGTTCAGCAATTGGCTTTAATGATTTATCAGTTATATAAGAACGAAGAATGGCAACCAAAAGTTTATATTGATTCTCCTCTTGCTATTTCTATTTTTAAAGATTATGAAGAAATTCTTGAAGGAGAAGAAAAAGAGCTGTTTGATGAGTTATTAAGATGGGACAAACTTATATTTGTCAAGGAATCCGAAGAAAGTAAAAGTTTAGTTTCCTCTAAAGAACCCTGTTTGATAATTTCAACTAGCGGAATGTGCCAAGTTGGAAGGGTTAGACATCACTTAAAGGAATTAATTCCAAATCCTAATGCAACTGTTTTGTTTGTAGGATTCTCATCTGAAGGTAGTTTGGCAAGCTTGTTGCGAGACATTAAAACTAAGTCTGTAACGATTGATCAGAAAGAATATAAATGTAGGTGTGCATCATATTCTTTAAAAAGTATGAGTGGACACGCTCCTTTTGCACAGCTTTTAAGCTACTACTCTTCTATTAATTGTAATAAAATCATTTTACATCATGGAAGTAATGGTGCAAAAGAAACTTTAGCAAAAGAATTAAAAAAGGAATTAGAAAAACAATGCAAAACAACTAGGGTTATCATTGCAAATTCTAGTTTGAAATTTGGACTATAAATGGTGACAGCCATATTGATTATGGTTTAAAGGCACTCATGCGTTAATTCGTGTGGGTGTCTTTTAATATATACCGAAAGGTAAATAAGGATTATAAGGAGAACAACAAAAATGGAAATTTTGTTACCAGGCATTTTAGAAAATGCTCAAAATGATAAATATTTATCTCCAGAAGAATATACTTACTGGAAAGCAAGAGAAAATAGAACTTTCTATATTGATTATGAAATTGATGATATGTATAACCTAGTAGAATTAGGAAAGATCATCGTTCAGTTGAATATGGAAGAAAAAGATATTCCAAAAGAGGATTTGAAGCCTATTTATTTATGGGTGCATTCTTACGGTGGAGATATAGAACAGGCAAATTGGTTCTGTGATTTGTGTATTAGTTCCAGAATTCCTATTATTACAATTGCAATGGGTGCTGCAATGTCTGCAGGATTTTTGATTGTTTTATCTGGACATAAGCGTTTTGCATTTAAACATAGTCAGCTTCTCGTTCACACTGGCAGTGGAACTTTAACCGGTACTGCAGAACAAATTGAAGAAGCACAGAAAAATTACAAAAAGCAAATCAATGAAATGAAAGAATATATTCTATCTCGCACTTCTATTGATGAAAAAGTATTTAATAAGAACAAAACAAAAGATTGGTATTTAACAGCCGAGGAATTGATTAAATATAATGTTGTTGACAAATTAATTGATAGTTTGGATGATATTTTTTAAATTGCCGAGTGCGTATATTTCCACATATATCATACTACCATACTGTCTATAACGTGTCAACAAAAATGATGAAATAAAATTTTTAGGATTAAAAGGAGAAAAATAAAATGATGGAAGTAAAGAAAACAACTAAGTATGACGGAAAACTTAAAGGTGTACGTATTGTAAATAATAACATTGTCGATGCTGACGGAGAAATTATTGATTTAGTATCTGTGTTGTCTAAGGTGTACGGAGATAATGTTTTTGATTTAAGTACTACCTGCAAGGAAGAGGAAATCATTGACGTTGATGATGCTGAAGAAGCTATTATTGGCGAAGATGGAGATATTATTTACGAAGACTAATAAGTAGAGAGTGCTTTTGCACTCTCTTTTCTATTAAGGAGAATAAGGATAATGTTTGATATAGAAAATACCCTTGCCGAGTATGGTCTTACACCGGAAAGGTACGAGGATTTATTAAAAGACTGCTCTGACAAGGTGCATCGTATAATTGATATGGATTGGTCAGAGATTGCAGAAAAATACGGAATTGATTTTAATCCAGACACATTAAGAAAAGGAAGTCAACCTCCTCTTATAGGCGGTGCTTTTATAAAAGAATATTATCAGCAGAAGTTTGAAAAAGAAAAACATAAAAATGATGATTGTTATTCTGGCGAAATAATGGCTATGAAACGTGAATTAGAACGTGCAAAAATTCAGTTCAGAGATGAAAGAACTGCATGGCAGAAACAGAATTATCTTGCCGCTAGAGCTGAAAATAAATTGGACTTACTTGAAGATAGATTGTCTGAAATCGGTAAAATTAATTTTTCTAGTCACGAAGAAGTAAACGTTGTTGGCGATACTGACTTACTTGTTATTTTGTCTGATTTACATATTGGTCAATGCTTCTCTTCTATTTGGGGAGAATATAATTCTACAATTGCCGAAAAGAGATTAAATCAGCTTTTACATGAAGTAGTAAAGATTGGTCGTAGACATAATTCTGAGAAGGTCTATGTGTCTATTCAAGGTGATCTTATTTCGGGATCCATTCACAAAGCTTTAGCAATTACCAATAGGGAAAATGTAATTGAGCAAATTAAGCTCGCCTCAGAATTAATTACTTCATTTTGTTATGAACTTAGTAAATATTTTAATAAGGTTTTAATAAGTAATGTATCTGGTAACCATTCTAGAATTGATAAGAAAGAAGATGCACTGCATGATGAGAGACTTGATGATCTTATCTCATGGATTGTAGAAAGTTCATTAAAACATATTGATAACGTTACAGTGTTGCACAGAAATTTAGACAATGGTATTTCTGATATGAATATTCGTGGAAAATCGTATGTGGCGGTGCATGGTGATTACGATACGTTTACAAAGTCCGGTGTTGCTAATTTAGTACTCATGCTAGGATTTGCGCCGTATGCAGTGACGTTTGGCCACATGCACACTTGTGCCGTTGATGAATGTAATGGAATTAAAATGATTCGTGGTGGATCACTTGCTGGTTCTGGAGATTCTTATACCATTGAAAAAAGATTAAGTGGCAAGCCAAGTCAGATGGTGTGCGTATGTTCAGATAATGGTGTAGAAGCTTATTATACGGTTGAGTTAAATTGATAACAAATACGTACATTGACGGGTGCGATGTACATTGCATATCAGGAGAGGTTTCTGTCCTCTCCTACTTCTTTGGAGGAAAAGGATAGTGAAGAGATTATATATTGATGATTATACAGATATTGTAGAACTGATGTATGAGAAGGTTTGTGGAAGTTGTGAAGAAGCAACTTTTATTGGTCTTTATGAAGATGCAGTAGAGATTCTTAAACAGCTTGTTATATTAGACGAAACAGACATTCATCAGGTGTCTATTGTACCAGAAGATTGGGACGGATATGACAAAGAATATATTGTTACATTGGATAATTCATTTGATATCTGGTGTGAAAAATTATACAGATGTGAAACTGAATCTTATATTAGAGGTTTAGCAGGTTGCGTTATTATTGCAGATGATTGCAATAGAGATGCTATTCGTGAACCGGAGACTGATGATATTTACATTGCTTCTTTTGGTGATGTTGATGCGTTATTTGAAGAAGATGAATGTGAATGTAATGGAAACTGCGAATGTTGTGCACATTATGGTATGACCGAGTCTAATGAAGAAGACGAGGAACTTTTGACTGATTCAAGAAGTGAGTCTTTTAATGTATCTCGCACAAAAGACGGTAGAATTGCTGGATTTACTAAAAGTTGGAGTGATACTGCAGCTGATGGAACCATTTCTTATAGTAGTTACAGTTATTATGGAAGTAACGAAGATATTGTAAAGAAGCTTGCAAAAGAGTTTAGAATTGATATTTAAAGGACTCTTGCTGTCACAAGAGCCCCGTAATTAAAGGAGAAAAAGGACAAATGACTGGATTTTTTATCTGAATTTCATGTTGAGTTCAAATTTGATGATGCCTAATTTGACTGAGAATTCAGATAAATTAATTTTGCCCGTTGCCATACTGGCAAGCTCGGCGGTCAGCGCAAAAGCGCAAAATACTAAAAACTCATAATCCATCATTTTCTCCTTTCGTATTTTACACATGTGCGTGCCCATGTGTTGGTTATATTATAACAAAATATTGAAAATTGTAAAGATATGGAGAGTGGATAACTACTCTCCTATTATTATGTGCTGGTGTCGCATAGTGGCCGAGTGCACCGGATTTGTAACCCGGTTTCGAAAGAACGCGTGAGTCCGAATCTCACCACCAGCTTAAAATGCAGTAGACAAATCGGAGTAGCTACCGATTTGATGTGGTGCTAACCTCCCACTTCTACTGCTATTTTTATATGTTTTTGAGGTTAGAGGAACGAGGTTAGAAATATGAAAATGGGAAAATATTTATGCGAATACGCTCCCGATCATCCAAGAAGCACAAAAGAAGGATATGTTTACTCTCATGTGCTTGTTGCAGAAAGAATGTTGGGAAGAAATTTAAAATCAACAGAATGTGTTCACCACATAGATGAAAATAAAAATAACAACTCGCCAGAAAATATAATGGTTTTTAAAACAAAAGCGGATCATTCTGCTTTTCATCATGGATGTGACATAAAAAAAGAAGGAGATGTTTATATCTCTCTTCCTCATAAAGACTCTATATGCCCTTTATGTGGAAAGCGTAAAGATTTTAAAGCAAACGTGTGTAAAGAATGTCATATAAAAAATACATATACGGCAGAAAGACCGGATAGAACAATTTTAAAAAACATGATATATAATATACCATTTTTAAGAATTGGAGAAATGTTTGGTGTATCTGATAACGCAGTTCGTAAATGGTGCAATGCATACAACTTGCCTAATAAGAAATCAATTATAAGTTCTTATTCTGAAGAAGAATGGGAACTTATTTAATTTGTATAAAAGTATATAAAATGATTAAAAGGAGGAAGCTTATAGATGGCTTATTTGAAACAAGCTCGCTCTGAGACTGAAATTAAATCAGCCACCGTGAGCAAAGTAAAACAATATTATAACGAGTTGGCTCGTGATTACACAAAAATAATCGAACAGGATTATATTCTTTGTCCGAAATGCGGAGAATTTGTAAGTAGGGATAATTTTTATTCATCAAATGAATATGCTATTGGAGTTTTTCCAGAATGTAAAAAATGTATACTTGCAGAGGTTGAGCAGCGTGACAAGAAGAATGATAAACCAAACGAAACAAAAGAGTCTGTTAAACGCATGTTGCAGAAAATGAATCTTCCATATATTGATGATTTGTATGAATCAGCGTGTAAAACTGTGGCAGATGAAGTGAATGAGAAAAATAGAAAAGCTCCTTTCTTGGCATATTTGGTGCCTTTAAAATCACTTCCTCAATATAAAAACAGAACATGGGCTGATTCTGAATTTGAATTGGGCGTTGTTACTGAGGAAGAAGAAACCAAAATTAACGCTAAAACTATTAAAAATGGTAAAAAGCGTTTTGGCAATTACGCTCCAGAAGATTTGATGTTTCTTGAAAATGAATATCAAGATTGGATTACTAGATATGAATGTAATACTAAGGCACAAGAATCTATTTTTGAGCGATTAAGTTTTAAGAAGTGGGAAATTAATAAAGCAACCAAGAGTGGCTTACCAACAAAAGATTTGGATAAAACTTATCAAGAATTGCTTGCTACTGCGAATATTCAGCCACGTCAGTCTGGAATGGATTCTATGGCAGAAGCTCAAACGCTAGGAACTTTAATTCAAAAATATGAAGAAACAAGACCTTTGCCAGAAATAGATCCTGAATTAGAGGATGTCGATAGAATTGGTTTATATATTGATAGCTTTTATAGGGGTCATGCATGTAAAATGTTGGGCATTAAAAATACATTTACAAATTTATATGAAAAGGTCATGTCAAAATACACTGTTAAGCCTCCAGAGTATGATGACGAATCTGACAGTGAAATATTATTTGATAAAATATTTGGTTCTGTGGAAGACGCATAGGTGTAATTATGGCTTCTACAAAGAAAAAAACAGTTCAAGAGGTTTATAAAGAAAAATCAGAACGATTAATGGACGGTGTCGCTTATTGGGCATCTTTTTATCGTAAGAATCCGCAACGTTTTGTAAAAGAGTATTTAAATATTAGATTAAAATTATTCCAAAAGATTTTAATTTATATGATGATGGTCAGTACAAACTTTATGTACATAGCGTCAAGAGGTTCCGGAAAAACTTGGTTAACTAGTTTATATTGTGTGGTACGATGTATTCTCTATCCGGGAAGTAAGATTTGTATAGCATCATCTGTAAAGGAACAAAGTTTGGAATGTATTACTAAAATCGTCGAAGATTTTATGAAAAATTATGGATGGGGATCAAGTAATCTTCGTGCAGAGATTGATAGCTATTCGACTAGTATTAATGGTGCATATGTAACTTTTAGAAATGGTAGCTGGATTAAGTGTGTTGTTGCTGGAGATTCGGCACGTCACAACCGAGCTAACATTATAGTTGTGGACGAATTTAGAATGGTTAATCTTAATGTTATTAATACAGTATTAAGAAAATTCTTAACCGCTCCACGCACTCCTGGATATTTAGATAATCCAGAATATGCACATTTAGCAGAAAGAAACTGTGAAATGTATATGTCATCTGCTTGGTTTAAAAGCCATTGGAGTTATGACAAGTTAAAAGCTTATTTTGCTAATATGCTTGATGATACTAAGAGATACTTCTGCTGTGGTCTCCCATATCAGCTTGCAATCAAAGAGGGACTTCTTTCTAGAGAACAGGTTGAAGATGAAATGTCTGAAGCAGATTTCGATCCTACTTCTTTTAAAATGGAGATGGGTGCTGAATGGTATGGAGATACTGATGGTGCCTTCTTTAAATATGATGATATTTCTACTCGCAGAAAAATTAAGACTGCATTTTATCCTTTATCGGTATATAGGAATCATAATATAAGAATACCGGAATTGGCAACCAATGAAAAGAGAATTCTTTCTGTTGACGTTGCTTTATTAGCTTCGAAAAAACATAACAATGACGCTGCATGTTTGATTATAAATTCTGCTATTCCAACTGAAACAAATGAATATCTTAGTAATATCGTTTATGTTGAAACACATGAAGGATTGACTACTGATGAACTTGGAATAATTGTTATGCGATTATTTTATCAATACAACTGCACTCATTTAGCGCTTGATACAAATGGTCAAGGTATTGGTGTGTATGACTTTATTATAAAAGATCAATATGATCCTGAATACGGTGTTACATATGATGCGTTGACATGTATGAATGATCAGAACATGGCAGATAGATGTAAGGTGAAAAATGCAAATAAAGTTGTGTGGTCAATTAAGGCAAATGCAGATTTTAATACCAAAGCTGCTTTGGCGTTAAGAGCAGGTTTTCAAAATGGCAAGATTAATCTATTAATAACTGAATTTGACGCAGAAGAACTGATTAAAAAAATACGTGGTTTTTCTAAAATGTCCGGTGTTGAACAAGCAAAATTAAAAGTGCCTTATCTGCAAACATCGTTTATGGTAAATGAATTAATTAATTTAGACCATGAAGTTAAGGGTACAAATATAAAAATTAAAGAACGACCTGGAATGAGAAAGGATAGATTTTCAGCATTAGAATACAATTACATGCTTTGCCAAGAACTTATAATTAAAGAAAGACCCAAATCTCAAGTTAACAATCTTGCCTATATACTACCAATCAAACAAGCTAAGCGCAAATCATCTTTTTCCAAGATATAAATCAAATAAATTCAAAATAAGTAAAGATATAAAACATAATAAATTAAAAAGGAGGTGTGCCGATGGGAAGACCTAAAGGCAGTAAAAACAAACCAAAGGTGACAGAAAGCGCACCTTCTACTACGAACACAAGTTCAAATACAGTTGGACAACATACTGCTATTGAAATGAAAGAATGGTATGAAAAAAACAAAGAAGAAACTCAGAATGCGTTCAAGCAAATTAGGGATGTTTCAAAAACAGCTCGACAGACAACGTTAAATTCTTATAGTAAGGATAATGTGGTTTCTTACTTGCAAAATATTTCTTCTAATGAAAACAATCTTAGAAATTTGTCAAGGTATTTGTTTTATAGATCACAAGTTTATTTTAGACTGGTTATGTATAATGCAACAATGTTTGATTTAAACGCTCGTACTGTTATACCGCAATATGATCCAACTAAAAACAACAATGCCAAATCCACATTGAAGTCATATTACGAAACATTGCAATGGTTGGAAAGAATGAATCATCAACATGAATTCTTACCAGTTTTAATCAACAATTTTATTGAAGATGCATTTTTCGGATGTTGTTGGATTGATGAGACTGGAATGTTTATATTACAGTTACCACCGGAATATTGCAAAATCAGTGGAAAGTATTTTACTGGTGATTTCTCATATTCTGTAGACATGTCATATTATAAGAAATATGAGTATTTAATTGATTATTTAGGAGAGCCTTTGTCTTCTATGTATAAAGCATATGGTGGAGATAATGCAAAGAAATGGCAACCGATGCCAGATGAATATGCTTTATGTACAAAATATAGATTAGAGTCATGGGAAACAGTTTGTCCACCTTACAGCGGATTGTTTATAGATTTAATAGGATTATTAAATTTAGCAGATGTTCAGGCTGTTGCAGACGAGCAGCAAATTTATAAAATTATAACTGCTGAAATCCCTAGATTGGATGGTTCTAAGACTCCTGATGACTGGGCAGTAGATGTTAGTACAGCATTAGCATATTATAAGAGATTGGAAGAATCATTGCCTGATTATGTTGGCAGTGTTATTACTCCTATTCCATTGGACGTATTATCGTTTTCAGATGATCAAACAACTGATACAACTAAAATTCAAAAGGCAACTAACGAGGTATTAAATACATCTGGTGGTGCACAAATTTTAAATTCTAG